CTTCTGTTGCAAGCTCAACAGAACCAACGAGGTGCCAGGAGTGGTGCCAGGGGTACCAACGCTGTTGCCAATGCTCTTGTAAGCGTTTGCAACGTCAGCATCAATCGAGGCTGCAAGTTGGCTGATACGAGGCTTCAGAACGCGGTCTGCGAAGTCGTCCAACTGCATGGTCAGTTCGGCGGAGGTGAAATTCACGCCGATATGCTTTTGGTTGGAAACAGACAAAGTGGTGAATTGTTCGTTGTCGTCCTGAACTTGCAGGGCGGCACCGTCGGTCACCAAAGCGCGATCAGGCAGTCGGATGCGCAAGGTAGAGCCGATCTTTGCGCCTTCAACAGCGAAAGAGTCGTCATACTGGCGGTTGACGTTACGGGTGAGCACCAAGTTGTTCTCGAGGATCTCGAGAGCCTTCCGGGTGATCATGTCAATGGTTAACAGGCTATTTGCCATGATTGAGTCCTTATAAAAATTAGCGGTTCATTTGTGCTTGCAACTTACGGATCTGTCTAGCGCGTTCAGCTTCAATCCACTCCGATGCGTTCATGGTCTTCGTTGAACGAGGATCAGTCGTATCGTATGCTGGATTTCCACTAGTCCGAGCTGTAACAGGTCTGATAGGTGCAGGCGCAGACGTTGTTTTTTTCTGTGGCGGATCAGAAGCCAATTTTGCTTCAATTTTTCCAAGCTCACGCGCTTGCAAAAGTGGAGACAAACGTGAAATACGGTCAGCCTCTTTTGGATTGCTGCCCAGCCAATAGGCCAAGTCAGGTCCAATGTCAGAAGCCTTGATTGTTTCGGCCATCACTTCCGTGACTGGGAGCTTTGGGTTGTAGGCGACTTGTTCAAAGTCGTCATACTTTCCTCGGGCTTCTTCCTCACGCTCTGCGTAGGCTTCCTCAACCTGAGCACGTTGCTTATGAACTTCTCGCTGGGCCAACAGTTCTTCAGCCTTTTTAAAAGCCAATGCCTCGGCATAAGCTTCAGGTGATTCAAACTGATCGACCGGCGGGAGTTCTTTGGGCATTGATTGCCGAGCTTGCATTTCTGCTTGCTTGGCTTGTTGCTCACGTTCCCACTTACGCTGCTCTCTTGCGAGACGTTTACCGATCATTGCATCGAGTTCAGCCTGAGTAAATCTCTTTTCCTCTGCTGTTTCGCTGCTTTGGTCAGCAACTTCCGGCGCATTCTGTGCGTTTTCCGTGGTGGCCGTCACCTCGGGCGCTTGCGCGGATTCAACCTCCGCTAAGTTTTGCTGGACTTCTTCAGTCATTTTTTGTTTCCGCAGAAACCCCGGTCTACTGGGCCGGTACAGTTTACATCTTACATCTAATTGTTAGATCGTCAATACAAACCGTATTTAAATCTGATATGTAAAGGTGAGATACTGAATGTCCGAAACACCAGTGGTCAAATTGCCAACGGTAATTGTATTGCCGAAATTGTTGTTCGTGCTGATGGAGAAAATGCCTCTAGATGCATTGTTCACGGTCGGCGTAGCAAAAGCATCAGCACCAAACACAAATCGCACAAGCTGAGCCGATCCAGAACCAGACAAAGAGGTGGAGAATGGAAGGCTAAAATACAATACATTTCCGGCAGTCATGCCAGTGGTGTCAATGTTAGTCACCAAAGAAACACCGCAAACAACAAGCCTTCCAACCCTTGTGTAGTACCCGGTGGCCGTAGTGGGCGAAGCATTGCCGCCAGTGGCTGCGTCATGCAGGCTGAACGTCCAGGTTCCTTCTTCATAGTTGCTCAACACCTTAGATGTTGAGCCGGCAGCCCCGGCAACCGCTGAAAAATCAATTCCTTTTCCAGAAGTTGAAGGAATAAAGTTTCCTGTGCTTGCTGTAAATTGCGTTCCAGATACTGCACGCCCAGCAGTCAGATCGGAAACTGCGACCTTTTTCGTTGTGCTGCTTTGCACAATCGGCAGCACTTCCGTTCCAGCTAATGGAGTTGTTGCGCCAGTAAGTTGGGAAATTTTTAAATCAGCCATAATTCAACCTTTATCCAAGATATTCAACGGCAATATAACTGTATGATGTAGCAGAGCCAAAAACATCAACTACTTTGGTACCATTTGAAACAGTAATATATGGAGTAATAACGTCTCCATACAAACATTCCATAGTGGTTTCAAGAATCATTGATGAAAACCTGCTGGCGCCAGAAGGTGCACTCATAGCATATGGATTGTTAACAGTATCCCATGCCGCAGGAGTGCTGGTTCCAGTTCTTGCAATCTCAAGGTCCGCTCTTGTATGAGCGGCATCAACATCAAAAAGACCAACACACAATGTCACTTTGTAGCGCCCAGCGACAGTTACATTAAATGCTGCTCCGCCCCAATTTGTGTACGGATCAAACGATGTGCTGTTGAAAGCAATTTGATATTTTGTCCCGTCACCAGTTACGTTTGAAATACTTGACGTAATGGTAACAAATGCGCCGGGCTTTTTACCCAACAAAAACGCCAGATTTTTGGACTTACTAGCTATGCCGCCAGTTGTTCCAAGCGAAACTGTCCCATTAACTGCCGTATCGTTGTTGGTAAATGATCCGCCAACTTTGCCATCAATGGTCAAGTTGTCGGTGGAGTTGTTTGCATCGTTGGCAACAATCGTAAACGTGCCAGCACATCCCAGAGCATTTAGATAAACACCGTCATTGATGCCCTTCATGGTAATGCCGGCAGCAGAACCACTCCCAGTGTCAACCGCCAAGCCGTGAGCGTAGAAGTGCGTAACCTGATTAAGAACAACCGTTTCATTGGCCGTAGTGACATCAGCAGCACGGCACTTGGTCATATGCACAGTTCGAACGCCACGAGCGCCAGGGGTGTTCGTCAATGTTCCATCAAACACAAACCCGCGAGTCCATCGGCCAGCACTTAACCCGTAAGCCAGAACATTTTCAAATACCATTTCACCGCAACGGTTGGTATCTGACTGGTTAATTACTTCAATAGCATTTCCACCGCTGTAGGTGTCAGCTTTAACAATCAAACAGTTTTTTAGGCCGCCACCCGTTCCAGTGTATTGGGCTCCGCTCCCATCCCAACGGAAACAGGAATTATTGCTGTAATGTTTAAATACTGTTCCGTAAGCTTCATTTGTGCCTTGGGAACCTTCACAATCAATCATTACGCCTTGCTTAATCGTAATGAGATCTGTCAGCTTATAAATTCCGTTAGGAACGTGGACTGTTTTGTTGTAATTCGTATAGGCGGCATCAACAGCGGCTTGAATGGCCACAGTATCATTTGCCACTCCGTCTCCAACTGCGCCAAAATCTTTTACATCAATATAACGTGCAAGTTTGCCGGCAACCGTGGATTTTACTGCTCCAGTTTTGCCAAGCAAATACCCAACAAAAGTCGACCCGCTGTTTTCGTCTGACAGGTCATTTAGCGCATCTTCCACATCAGTAGAAGAAAGTAAACTATTTGCGCCTGGGGTAAATAAAACATTTACTGCGCCAACATAGTTTTGAACATTATCCCATGTTGCAATCGTTACGCCTGCGCTTGTTTTGAGTACAAACTTATAATCCTGGCTCACAGTTAACCAGACTTCCCCGCCACTTGGAATCCGACCGGCAGAGTCCAAAACGATTGGGTTTGTGTGATTTACGTTGCCTGCAATCGTTGTAAATGTAGCGGCTGGGGTCGTCGTTCCAGCTTCGTAGGTGTACAAAAGGCCACCAGACAAAGGGACTCCGGCATTGCTGAAAAACTGCCAACCAGCGCCACCAACAGGGGAAATGTTTACGGACATTTATGTTTCACTCCAAAAGGATCATGCCGCCATCCTCTTGAGAGAGGTTGTCGCCAGACTCAGTGAGAAGATTCCCAACAGATGCCCCGCTGTCTCTGGTGCCAGAAAACAGCGTCACAAGCCCTGCTAGGCCAATCGCAATCGAGTTGCGAAGTCCGACACCCCAGCTCATCGGATGTTGATCGGTTTGCAGTAAATATCACCACTGTCAGTGATGCGAATTGCGCTCACTCTCCAGGGTGCTCCAGAGCCGGGTTCCAAGTAAAACGGAATCGGCGTATATGCAGGAATCGGGGTGCTGGATGTGGTGGCCGTTGCCCCAACACCAACTGCAACATAACACGGGGTCGTTGACCAAACCACCACGCCTTGAGGTCCAGGGCTCCAAGTAGAGGTGCTCCCCGCAGAATTCGTATAAGACACAGTTCGACTAGGAAAGTCAGTGTCGCCTAGGGGTCGGAGAAGTTCCATATTGGCTCCAATTATGCAAGGAATTTTAACTTATACAAGGTTGACAAGTACAACCCAACAATCTCATCAATGATGTTTTGCAAAGCAGTGCAATCTTTGTCAACCACCTTGTAACGAATTTGCTCAATTTCGTCTACCTGATCCTGCAAGAACTCCACAACATTGCTAGTTTTCTTGGCAGACATCAAGGAAATTGGGCCAATCAGGCCGTATTTGCCTTGATACGTCTCGGCAAATTTATCAGCCAAATCAACAATTTCATCGTAAAAAGTGCCTAAAGCACTGTGTTTGGCAAAGCTGCGA